ATGGCGAACAGTTCGGCCACCGGCGGCTACCTGGCGCCGATCGCCATTTCTCCGCCCCTGGAGGATGCCGAACTCGAGGCGCTGTTCCTGGGGTTCATCGCCGGCGTGTCCGGCTTGCCCCCGAACATGGTTCGTACGCACTGGCCCGCGGCCGGCGTGGAACCGCCCGCGCAAAGCGATACCTGGTGCCTGATGGACATCCGGGCGCAAACCGCGGACGCCGGCCCGGTCGTCGCTCACGACCCGGCCGGGGAAGGATCTGATTCATACGTCCGGCACGAAGACATCGAGGTGCTTTGCTCGATGTTCGGCCCGAACGCGTTGCGCCACGCGGCCTTGCTGCGCGATGGCGCCGCCGTGCCGCAGAACCGCGAGCCCCTGCTCGCGCAGGGCATGGCGGTTGGCGGCGCGGGGCCGATCCTGGCCCGGCACGAACTCGTGAATCAGCAGTGGATACGGCAGTTCGACATGACCTTGCATTTCAAGCGCCGGGTCACGCGCATCTATCCGGTCCTGAATCTCCTGTCGGCGCAGGTCACGACGCATGCCGCGTCGCTGTCGCCGACGGATCACATCAACCACCTTGCAGATTAAGGGATCTACCATGGCTAATGGATTGCCGGTATCACGCCTGATCAACGTCACGATCAACATGTCGCCGCTCGCGGCGCAGGGCGCGAGCCTGAACACCGCGCTGCTGCTGGGCGCCTCCGCCGTCATCGACACCGGCGAGCGCATGCGCTCCTATGGCGGCATCGACGCCGTCGCCGCCGACTTCGGCACCGCCGCGCCCGAATATCGCGCGGCCCTGCTGTATTTCCAGCAGACGCCCCAGCCCTCGCAGTTGTACATCGGCCGCTGGGCCAAGGGCGCGACCTCGGCCACGCTGCGCGGCGCGGTGTTGTCGGCCGCCGAGAAGCAGATGTCGGCCTGGACCGCGGTGACCGCGGGCGCCTTCACGCTGTCGGTCGACGGCACCGCCAAGACGGTCAACGGCCTGGATTTCTCCGGCGCCACCAACCTGAACGGGGTCGCATCGATCATCTCGACGGCACTGGCCTCCGCTTCCGTAACCTGGAACGGCTCGCAGTTCGTGGTGACTTCGAACACCTCCGGCGCGACCTCGACGCTGGGCTATGCCACGGCCGCGGGCACCGGCACTGACATCTCGTCGATGCTGGGCCTGACCGCGGGCCAGGCCTCGACGCCCGTCGCCGGCATCGTCGCCGAAACCCCGGTGGACGCCGTGTCGCTGTTCCTGGACCGCTTCGCCAACAAGTTCCTGGGCCTGGCGTTCGCCGATGCCGACATCACCGACGCGCAGCACCTGGCCGTGGCCGGCCTGATCGAGGCCGACCAGCGCCACCTGTACGGTGTGTCGACCCAGGCGCCGCAGGTGCTGGACCCGACCCACCACGAAGACATCGCCAGCCAGCTGAAGGCGCTGAAATACAAGTACTCGATCGTGCAGTTCTCCAGCGCCAGCCCGTATGCGGTTGCTTCGCTGCTGGGCCGCATGCTGACGGTGAACTTCAACGCCAACAACACCACCATCACGCTGATGTACAAGCAGGAGCCCGGCATCGTCGCCGAGACCCTGAGCAGCAGCCAGGCCGACACGCTGGCCGCCAAGAACTGCAACGTGTTCGTCAACTACGACAACGACACGGCCATCATCCAGTACGGCGTGACGCCCAGCGGCATCTTCATCGACTCGGTCTACAACGCGATCTGGTTCCGCAACCGCGTCCAGACCGATGTCTACAACCTGCTGTACACCAGCCCCACCAAGGTGCCGCAGACCGACGCCGGCAACCAGCTGATCGCCTCGGTGATCGAGGCCGCGTGCGAGGCCGCCGTCAATAACGGCTACCTGGCGCCGGGTGTGTGGAACTCGGCCGGCTTCGGCGCCCTCAAGCAGGGCGACACGCTGGCCAAGGGCTACTACGTCTACGCGCCGGCGATCGCCACCCAGTCGCAGGCCGACCGCGAAGCGCGCAAGGCCGTCCCGTTCCAGGTCGCCGCCAAGGAAGCCGGCGCCATCCACACCGTCGACGTTCTGGTCACGGTCAACCGCTAATCAGGAGTAGCAGATGTCTACCTATTCGTTCGCTGATATCAGCGCCAGTCTCGTGGGCCCGGGCGGGGCGATTTCGCTGGGCTCCGGCTCGGGCGTGGCCGATGAGGGCATCGCCATCGCCGCCAAGGCCGAGAAAAGCGCCATGACGGTGGGCGCCGATGGCGAGGTCATGCACACGCTGCGCGCCGACAAGAGCGGCACCGTGACGCTGAGCTATCTGAAGACGTCGCCCGTCAACGCCCAGCTGCAGGCCCTGTACGACGCCCAGTCGCTGGACAGCCGCCTGTGGGGCAAGAACCTGATCACCATCACCAACCCGGCCACGGGCGACGTGACGGCGTGCCGTTCCTGCGCCTTCAGCAAGAAGCCCGACCTGACCTACAAGAAGGACGGCGATGTGGTGAAGTGGACCTTCGACGCCGCGAAGATCGACACGATCCTGGGAACCTACTAAGCCATGGCACAGGAACTCGATCTGAACGGCCACCGGTACTCCATCGGGAAACTGAGCGCCAAGCAACAGTTCCACGTGTCGCGCCGCATCGCTCCGATCGTTCCTACGCTGATCCCCGTGTTCGTCCGCCTCGCGGCGGGCGGGCGCGGGATCACCGAGGATCCGGGCGGCATGGCCGACGTGCTGCAACCGCTGGCCGATGGCCTGGCGGCGATGAAGGACGAGGACGCCGACTACGTGCTGGACACCTGCATGCAGGCGGTCCAGCGCCGGCAGGAACATGGCTGGACCGCCATCTGGTCGGCCGGCCAGCGCGTGCCGATGTTCCAGGACATCGACCTGTCGGTCATGTTGCCGCTGGCGCTGCGCGTCATCGTCGGAAGCCTCGGGCCTTTTATACAAGGGCTGCTTACCAGCCAGACCGGCAGCCCCGAGGCGACACAGGCTGGCTGAAGAGCCTGCCCGGTGGCGAGGATTGGCTGCTGGCGCCGGTCCTCGAGGGACTCTGCAAGTACGAGTCCCTCAAGGACGGCACCCTGGACCTGGCCGACATCGCGCTCCTGAACGACGCGCTGTCGGTGCGGGCAGACAACAAGGCGGAAGCGTACCGCCGCCACATGGCAGAAAAAAATGGCTAACACGATTCTGTCCATCGACCTGTCGGGGTTGATGGGCCCATTCAAGATCGACAAGGACGACCTGAAGGACCTCAAGCAGGCAATCGGCGACTCGCGCAAGCAGAGCCTGGCCGACGCGCTCGCGGTGTTCGCGGGGCGGGCCAGGAGTGTCGTCGACTTTGCCGAGAACAAGATTGCCCAGTTCGAGCAAGGCTATTTCGCCGCCCGGCTGGGCGGCACCTCGGGCAGGGACATGCGGGCGCTGGAGACGGTCGCGCAGGACTTCGGCGTTTCCGTCGAAGCGATGCGCAACAGTACCCAGGCCTTGCATCGCAATGTGCGCGATGACCCCAGGGTTGCCGCGCTGCTGGAACAGCTGCATATCTCGCCGAGCGATGGCGCGGGCGGCCAGCGCAACACCGCCGACCTGGTGCTGGAACTGAGCGATGCGCTCAAGCGCATGGACCCCGGCCAGGCCGGGGAGACGGGCAGGAAACTGGGGGTGGATGCCGGCCTCGTGGAGGCCCTGCGCGATCCGGCATTCGGGCAGCGCCTGTCGGTGCAGCGTGACGCCGAAGAAGGCAGCAGGATCGAGGCGGCCGGCGAGCGCGCCCATCAACTGATGGCCACCATCCGCGCCTTGAGCGGCTCCGTCGACGCGATGTTCGCGCAGGCGCTGCTGACGATGGGCCCGCAATTGCAGCAGACGCTCGACGGCATTTCGGCCTGGTTCAAGGAGAACGGGCAGACCGCCGGCAAGCGGCTGGGCGAGGTCGGCAATTTCGTGTTGTCGATCATGTCGTTGCTGGGGCCGGTCGTCAGCCTGATCACCTGGCTCGACGGCGTGACGGGGGGGCTGAGTTCACAGCTCCTGTTGCTGGTCGGCGGATTCCTGATGCTGGGCGGCGGCGGCGTCGTGGGAGCGCTGGCAGGCCTGGTCTCGCGACTGGGTGGCATGCGGTCGCTCATCGGCGGGCTGGGCTCCCAGCTGGCATCGTTGCCAGGACGGATCGGCGGTTTCGTGAGCCGGGCCTGGACGGTGACCAGCAATTTCGTTGCTGGCGTGTTCGGCAGGATGACCTCGATGGGCCGCACCGCCGTGACCCAGATGGGCAATATGGCCGGCGCGGTCTGGTCCTGGATGGGCAATATGGCCGCGCGCGGCGGCGCGCTGGTGGTCGATGGCGTCAAGGCCGCGGGCCAGACCGCGTTGCAGTGGGGCAGATCGCTGTGGGAAGCCGCGGGCTCGTGGATCGGCCGCATCGCCGATGGCGCCAAGGCGGTGGTGCGCAGCGTGGCCAGCAGCCCCGCGGCCGTGGGCGCGGGACTGCTGTTGTACCCCAGGCCCCTGGGCGACGGGACGTTGAAATCGCTGGAGGGGATGCCAGGCTTTCCGGCCGGACAGCCCGGCCCGGGCCTGAACCTGCCCGGTGGCGGCATCCGGCCCGAGCACATGGACGGCGCCCAGGTCGAGCCGTGGCGCGATTACCGCTCCGGCTTCGCCACGGGCGAAACGGCGGCCGGCGTGCTGGCCGCGCCCGCGCCCGCATCGGTTTCCATCAACGCCACCACGAATATCCACGTCAATGGGACGAACGATCCCCATGCGACCGGAGAAGCCGTGGCCAATCAACAGAGCCGGGTCAATGCCGACCTGACGCGCAACCTGCAGGGATCCTATGGCTGACTTGAACATCGCGGGCGCCGACATGGTCGGCCTGCTGTCGAAGAAAATCGGCGACATCGTGGTGGAGGCGACGCTCAGCGAGTCGCATGAGGACACGCTCAAGATCACCAGCCACCCGGTGGAGTCGGGCCCCTATGGCAAATCGGCGATCAGCGACCATGCCTTCAAGCAGCCGCTGACGCTGACCTTGAAGTGCGCGTGGAGCAACGCCTCGTATGAGGCGCTGGCGGGCGCGCAGGCCAAGGACGTGGCCAATGGCAAGGCCGCGGCCGACGACTACGCGACCGCCATCTACTCGCAGCTGCTCAGCCTGCAGGAATCGCGCGAGCCGGTGACCGTGGTCACCAGCCGGCGGCGCTACAGCGACATGTTGATCGAGAAGCTCTCGGTCGAGACCAACAAAGACAGCTTCGGCGCCGTGTTCGCGACGGTGACGCTGCGCGAAGTGGTGGTGGTACAGACGCGCAGCACCTCGCTGCCCCCGTACGCGGGCCAGAAGGAAAAAGAAAAGACCGCGGACAAGCAGAACCTGGGCGTGAAGACGCCCCGGCCCGTGGCGGCGCCCAACGGCGGGTCGCTGCACTGGAACTAGGAGATACGCATGAACTACTTCGAGATACCCGTGTCGCCGATTCCGCAGGTGTTCGCGATTTCGCTGGGCGGCGACGACTATCGGCTGACATTGCAATACCGAGACGGCTGGATCCTGGACGTGGCCGACGATCTGGGCCGGCCGCTGGTGTGCGGCGTTCCGTTGGTGGCCGGCCTGAACCTGTTGGGCCAGTACCGCCACCTCGGTTTCACCGGCGGGCTGCGGGTGACGGGGGCGGAATCGCCGGACGACGCGCCGACGTTCACCGACCTGGGCCGCGGCGCCCGGCTTTATTGGGTGGCGGACTGACATGGCCGGGACGACCACAATGGAACCCATCGCCGTGTACGGCGATCCGGTGGACGACGACAAGGGCGTGCGCCAGTGGGGCAGGAAAGTGTCGTTGATCGTCGGCGACGAGGAAGCGCTGGATCTGTCGGCGCTCAGTTTCAGCTTCGCGATCAAGCGCAATGATGCCAAGGCGCCCAACACCGCCACCATCAAGGTGATGAATGCCGGTCGCGAGACGGCCAGCATGGTGCAGCGCGAATTCACCCGGGTCGTGCTGCAGGCCGGCTACGAGGGCAACTACGGCGTGATCTTCCACGGCAACGTGGTGCGGGCCAGGTGGGGGGGATCGGGCGACACCGAGACGGTGCTGGAGATCACGGCGGCCGATGGCGACAAGGCCTACAACTTCGCGGTGGTCAATGCGACCGTGCCCAAGGGCTCCTCCCGCGCCGACAAGGTGCGGTTGCTGTGCTCGGCCATGAACCCGTATGGCGTCAGGCAGGGCTACGTACCCGACCTGGGCGGCAAGACCGCCATCCGCGGAGCCGTGATGTCCGGCATGGTGCGCGACCACATGCAGGACGTCTGTGACGGCGCGAACACGCTGTGGAGCATCCAGGACGGCAAAGTCGTGATCGTTCCCGAGACCGCCTACGTGCCGGGCTCGGTGCCCGTCATCTCGCACGACACCGGCCTGGTCGGCATGCCCGAACAGGCAGAGAAGGGCATCAAGGTGCGCATGTTGCTTAACCCCAGCATCCGCGTGGGCGGGCTGGTCAACCTGGACAACAGCCGCATCGCCGAGTACGGCTACGAGGGGCGCGCCCAGGGCAAGGACGCGACAGAAATCGATCGCGGCGAACAGCGCCGCATCAGCGGCGACGGCTACTACTACGTCATGGAAGTCGAGCATCGCGGGCATACCCGCGACAACGACTGGTACACGGAGATCCTGTGCCTGGCCACCGATGCGACGCTGTTCCCGGGCGACCTGGGACGGGCAGGGGCGGAGGGCGCCCCGGCCAGACCGGTCGACGTCGTCAAGTAACGGCCCGCCCGGCTTCATTTCAGCAGGATGATTCATGAACCGACTAGAGAATTTGAACGACCCGCAAGCCGCGATCGGCGCGGCGCTGCGCGGCGCGCTGGCGCAGACCTGGACCGCCATGCCGGCCATCATCGGCGCGTTCGACCCGGTGGCCATGACGTGCACCGCGCAACCGGCCATCCGCGCGCGCGTCACCACGCCCGAGGGAACGCAGCGCAGCATGACGTTGCCGCTGCTGGTGGATTGCCCCGTGTACTTTCCCGCGGGCGGCAATTGCACGCTGACTTTCCCGGTGAAGCCCGGGGACGAATGCCTGGTGGTGTTCGCGTCGCGCTGCATCGATGCCTGGTGGCAATCGGGCCAGGTCCAGGACCAGGCGGAAGTGCGGATGCATGACCTGTCCGACGGCTTTGTCTATGTGGGCGTGCGGTCGCAGCCGCGGGTGCTGCCCGCGGTCAGCACTCACACGACCCAGTTGCGCAGCGACGACGGCTCGACGTTCCTGGAGCTGGATCCGGCCGCGGGCAAGGTGAGGATCGTGGCGCCGGGCGGCTTCGACGTGGTCGCGCCGACGTCCGAGTTCTCCGGACAGGTGCTGGTCAACGGGCTGCTGAGCTATCTGGCCGGCCTGGTCGGCAGCGGCGGCCAGGGCAATACCGCCCAGATCACCGGCGTGTTGAACGTGATCGGCCAGATCCTGGCCAATGGAAAACGGGTGGACGACACACACACCCACATCGCCCAAGGGGCCAACGCGGTGACCACACCGCCCAATTGAGGACTCCCATGCGTTACCGAAAACTGGACGCCGACGGCGACTATTCATTCGGCTCGTCACGGGCCGATTTCCATCGCGACACGGCCGCGACCGTGGCTCAGGCCGTCAAGACGCGGCTGATGCTGGCGCGCGGTGAATGGTTCCTCGACGTCACCGAAGGCATGCCCTGGCGCGGCGAGGTGCTGGGCAAGCAATCCAGGGCCAGCTACGACTGGGCCATCCGCCAGCGCATCCTGGGCACGGCCGGCGTGACCGGCCTGGCCGGGTATTCGAGCCGTCTCGATCCGCAAACCCGCGGCCTGAGCGTCACGGCATCCATCTCAACCCTTTACGGCACGGCCACTGTGCAGGCGGCATTATGACGATTCCATCCACGGCCCCGGTCATCGACGCCGCGGGCATACGCGCGCCGAGCTACGGCGAGGTGCTGCAGTATTTCAAGGAGCAGTACCGCGGCATCTACGGCGCGGACACCTATCTGGAGGCGGACAGCCAGGACGGCCAGTTGCTGGCCCTGTTCGCCCTGGCCATCCACGAGGCCAACACGGCGGCGATCAATGTGTACAACGCGTTCTCGCCCGCCACCGCCGCCGATGCGGCGCTGTCCAGCAACGTCAAGATCAACGGCCTGGCGCGCGGCGTGGCGACGCGTTCTGCGGTGGACCTGCGCATCGTCGGGCAGGGCGGCGTCACCATCGTCGATGGCGTGGCGACCGATGCCAATCGCGGCCGCTGGCAATTGCCGTCCAGCGTCACCATCCCGCCTGGCGGCGAGATCACCGTCACCGCGCTTAGCCAGACGCTGGGCGCGGTGACGGCGCCGGCCGGCAGCATCAACCAGATCGGCACGCCGACGCTGGGCTGGCAGTCCGTCACCAATCCGGCGGCCGCGACCCCTGGCGCGCCGGTCGAGAGCGATGCCGCCCTGCGCGTGAGGCAGGCCATCTCGGTGGCCCTGCCATCGCGCAGCGTGCTGGAAGGCACCATCGGCGCGGTGGCGTCGGTGCCCGGGGTATTGCGCCATGCCGCCTTCGAGAATGACGCCGCGGTGGTCGACGCCCACGGGCTGCCGCCGCACAGCATCGCCCTGGTGGTCGATGGCGGCGACGCGGCCTCGATCGCGCAAGCCATCGCCGCCAAGAAGACGCCCGGCACGGGCACGCACGGCACCACCACGGTGGTGGTGACGGACATCTACGGCATCGCGCATCGCATCCGCTTTTTCCGGCCCACCCTCGTGCCGCTCTCGGTACAGGTGCAGATGCGGGCGCTGCCCGGCTACACCACGGCCATCGGACAAGCGGTGCAGCGCGCGGTTGCCGACTACATCAATGGTGTCGCGATCGGTGGCGGCGCCAGCGCCTCGGTGGAATGGGCCGACGCCATCTCGGCCGCGAACGGCGTGGCGGGCAATGGCACGTTCAAGATCACCGGGCTGGCGCTGCGCGGCCCGGCCGGCGATGGCGCGCCGGATGTGCCGCTGGCCTTCAACGAAGCTGCCGCCGCGACGCCCGACGACGTGAAACTCACGGTGAGCTGACATGGCCAATACGGACGACTACATCGCGCGGCTGTCGGCCTGGCACCGCGGCAAGCCCAGGTTCGTTGCCACCGTGACCGCCCTGTGCGGCGCGGCGGCCAGCCTGCGTGAGTTGTACGGCGGCATGCCGGCGGCTTTCGACCTGGACCTGGCGGTCGGGGCGCAGCTGGATGCCGTGGGGCGCTGGGTGGGGCTGGACCGGAAGGTCCGCACGCCGATCGCCAACGTGTATTTCTCGCACGACACCGACGGCCTGGGTTTCGACCAAGGGGTGTGGCAGGGACCGTTCGATCCGGACAACGGCCTGACCGCGCTGGACGACGACACCTATCGCCTGCTGCTGCGCGCCAAGATCGGCGCCAACCACTGGGACGGCACGCTGGAGGCCTCGGCCGCCATCCTGGAGCGCATCTTTGGCGGCGGCACCCACGTGTTCATCCAGGACAACGGCGACATGTCGGTCGACATCGGCGTCGCCGGCACGCCGCCGTCGGCGCTGTTCCTGGCGCTCCTGACGGGCGGGTACATCCCGCTCAAGCCGCAGGGCGTGCGCATCAGTTACTACGTCATCCCCTCGAACGAGGGGCCCCTGTTCGGTTTTGACGTTCAGAACCATTACATCTCGGGGTTCGACAGCGGACTCTGGGGTTCGCTTTTCGCAGGTTGAATAAGGACAATTCCGTGGCTATCAATCAAATTCTTCCCTTCGGCACCGTGCCCGGCGCCAACGTGCTCGATCCCGCCGACTACCAGGTCCTGGCGGCCCGGCTGGGCGGCTTCTCGGCCGGCACGGCCAAATCCAAGGAACTCAACACCGTCTGGCGCCAGGCGTCCTTCGTGGCCGCCATGATCGGCCAGTACATCGCCGACAAGACGGGCCAGGACGTACTCGACGACGGCGACCTGGCGGCGCTGCAGGCCCGCTTCGTGGCGGCGCTGGCGGCGTCGCCGGCGCTGACCGGGACCCCGACCGCGCCGACGCCGGCGGCGAGCGACAAGAGCGCCCGTATCGCGACGACCGCGTTCGTGGCGGGAAATTTCCCCAGGATCTACTCGATCAATGCGCTGCCGACGCAGGATGTCGGCCCCATCATCGTTGCGGAATGCAGCGAAGTCTGGACGTGGGGAGCCACAGCTTTCCATACCGGTTATCGATCGCCCCTGTCCGGGCAGATCGCCTATTTCCCGTTCTCGAAAGTGCCTTACGGGTGGATGCGGGCCAACGGCGCGGCCGCCTCGGTCAGCGCCTATGCGGCAATGGCCTCGGCCATCTATTGCGGCGACGCGTTGAATGCGACGGCGCAAGTGGGCTATCGCTGCACCAATGCCGCAGACCCGACGAACACGCGCAGCACCACCGGCGCTTACATCGTGCTGCCGGACCTGCGCGGCGAGTTCGTGCGGGGATGGGACGATGGCCGCGGAGCGGACGTCGGACGGCAATTGGGCTCGAGCCAGCGGGCTTCGCGTGTGATCGGCTCGGTCAGCAATCCGTCCTTTCCGTATCTGTCAGGCAGTGGCGAGTGGCGATACAGCACGGATAACGGAAACACCTCGTTCAAGGTGGGGGACGCCTATACGGAGGGATTTGACATGGTCAGTGGAACCGGTTCGTTCTTGGCTGGATGGTCTTACACGAATATGGGCACTACTGCTTCGATGGCTTCGGTCCGTCCGCGCAACGTCGCGTTGCTTGCATGCATCAAGTATTGAGGGGAACTCTTATGGAAAAAATCGTTTCGCAACTGAACCCCGACGGTTTCTACGTCGGCCCGGCTATCGCAGATATGTCTCCCCTGGAGCCGGGGGTATATCTGATGCCCGGTGGGGCCATCGACATCGCGCCACCCGATCACCAGGAGCCCGGCAAACGCTACAGACTCGCGGAGGGGCACTGGATTGCGCTGGACATCCCGGGTTTCGGTTCGTCCAGCGAGCCGGGATCGCCGAGCGAGGAACATCTGGATCTGGCTGCCCGTGTCCGGCGGGACGCTTTGTTGGAGCGTGCCGGGCTGCGTATGGCGCCATTGCAGGATGCTGTCGATCTTGGTATCGCGACGACTGCTGAACAGGATTCTCTGACGGCATGGAAGACCTATCGTGTGCGCTTGAACCGCGTGCCCGATCAGCCCGGATATCCCGCCGCAATCGAGTGGCCTATTGAGCCAGCCTGACCTGCTGGCATACGGGACTGGCGGAGAGCAGCGATACACGGGAGCAGAGCACGTGGGGGCTCTGGCAGCGCCTGCACCAAACGGACGACAGTGTCGCCCGCATTTCAATTTGTCCATCCGGTGCGCCATTGCGGCGCCCGTGATGTTCACGGGAGGCAGCAATGCGCACCGTCGACAGGAGCGGTGTAACCATGGAACCGGCATCTACAGGATTGGGCGGCTGGGCCGCCCTGAAAATCGCGCTGGCCTTCGGCATGCCGGCGGCGATGGCGGCCTTGATCGGCATGTTGCTGATGCCGCCGCGCACGCCGCGCGAATTCGTCGCGCGCACCGCTTGCACGGTGGTCAGTTCTTTTCTGTTCGGGCCGTTGCTGGCGATCGCCATGATTGCCTGGATGCCCGACATCATGTCGTCCGCCTATTGGATGGCGCAGCGCACCGGCTTGGGCGAGGACGGTCTTCTGGCCATGTTCTATGTCCTTGGCCCCTGCATGCTGCTGGCTGGCTTGCCGGCCTGGTGGGTGCTGGGCGCCTACCTGCGCCTGACCGCCAAGCTGCAGAACCAGGACCTGGTGGACTGGGCGGTGGAGATCCGGCGCAAGACGCTGGGCATGGATACCCAAACGGATAAGGAGGGCAGGCATGACGCTTGACCAGATCACGGATCACGCGCTGCGGCCGGCGATGGCATTACTGCCGGCGCGCATGGATACGAGCGAGGCGCGTTGCATGCTGCTGGCGATCGGCCTGCAGGAAAGCCGCTTCGTGCATCGGCGCCAAATTGGCGGACCGGCGCGCGGTTTCTGGCAGTTCGAGAGGGGCACGTCCGCCAGCCGCGGCGGTGTGTGGGGCGTGTTCCTGCACGCGGCGAGCAGGGATTGGCTGGCCGAACTGTGCCGGGCGCGCGGCGTGGCCATCGATCCGGACGCGATCCACGCCGCGCTCGAGCATGACGACGTGCTGGCGGCCGGCGTCGCCCGGTTGCTGCTCTGGACCGATCCGAAGGCGCTGCCGCCGGTCGGTGAGACGAATGCGGCGTGGGCGCTGTATCTGCGCACCTGGCGGCCGGGCAAGCCCAAGCCTGACAGTTGGCCCGCCCTGTATCAGCAGGCCGTTGCCGCCGTCCGGGCGCGGGCAGACAGGAGCGCGACGCATGTTGCAGCAATGGATTAAGCGGGGCCTCGGCTTGATGGCGGCAGTGCTGGCGGGCCTGGCCGCCGTCGCCGGGGTTTATTGGAGGGGGCGGGCCATGGGCCGGGCGCAGGAACGCTCGGACAGTGCGGCCCGCCTCCAGGAGCGGGCGGGCCAGGCCCGCCAGGAGGCCAGGGATGTGCAGGATAAAGTGGCTCGCAGCGATGACGATGCCGTGGCTGATCGCCTCAAGTCTGGGTGGGTGCGCGCCGCTCGCCCCGCGGACCGGGATTGAGTATTGCGAGCATGCCCGGCCGGTATATTTCAATTCCGCCGCCGAGGTCGACGCCACGCCGGCGAACATTCGACGGCAGGTGCTCGAGCATAATGAAATGGTGGCCCGGCTTTGTTTTTGAGGTAAATTGGGGACGCGGATTTTTCATCGTCGGGAACCTGATTCCTGGCGCCGGCAGGCGATGAATGAGTATGCCGCGGTCTGGTTCTGCAATGATTTCTGGTTTTTCGCCAACCCGCGCCCGAGGCGCGGTTGGCTTTTCCAGGAGAGGCGCAATGGGTCAGAGAATGCAGTATCGGCAAACGCGTTGTCCCGCGCGGTGGCGCGGCCGGGAAAAACAAC